TCTTCAGAGTCTACAAACCTTAATATTTCAATTCCACTCCCACTAAAGGCAGGAGCTATAGTATCAGTTCTTTTCATTATCTGATTAACATCTTTAATAATCTCGGTGTTAATAGATTGCTCCATATTCCCGTTAGGAAGTCTTATTTCTTCCCTAATAGTTACAGATAATGATCCTGTAGGATTACATATTGCCATTGTTTTATTTTATTATAAATATGGTACTAATTTTTATTATTATAATTATATGAACCAGAAGTAGTAATACTTACACCTCTATCAACTGCTTCTTTATAATATTCTAATAAATCTTCTACAATCTCATTTCTGTGGTTAGTAGTTAATGTAATTGCTTCTAAATTTTTAATTCTTCTAGCAGCTGAATATAGGAATTTAAAGCCGGAATCTGATTTTTTCTTTAAATCCGTTTGTTGTGCATCACCACACACCACCATTTTACTTCTTAAACCAATACGAGAAGTAATCATCTCCATTTGTTCATGAGTAACATTTTGTGCTTCATCAACAATTATCATTGAATCTAAAAATGTTCTACCTCGCATAAAGGATACAGGCACAATTTCTATTTTACCATCTTCAATCATTTTTTCAACTTTTACTTTATCATATAATGCAAAGAAATTTTGGTAAATAGGTTGAACCCAAGGATCCATTTTTTCTCTTAAATCACCAGGTAGAAATCCTATTTCTTCTTTTGATACTGTAGGTCTAGTGATTATAATTTTGTCATATTGTCTTCGTAATAGACCATCTAATGCTATATTACATGCTAATAATGTCTTTCCACTACCAGCACTTCCACCTAAGAGAGTGATAGTATTTTCAAGGATAGATTTTTTAGCTTCTTTTTGTTCTTCATTAAGTTGGAGTTTGAACTTAATTGGGTTTTTTGGAATTCTCTTAGGGCGATATACATCGTCCGTATGGTGTTTACTTGCCATAAATTCTTTAGATTAGGGGTTGTGTTATCAGTGAATGCAACCGTTGTAAATACGTTAAAAAACAGTAAATTATTGATATAGCTATATAATGAGATAAATATAGTTTGTGTATAACGCATTTTATTATACATATGAAAGGTAAAAAAAAACCCGGCCTAAGCCGGGTTAATTTTATTAAGATTTAATTAATCTTCTACTACAAAAGATCTAAACCTGATACATTGATTTTTCCATAAAATTCTGGACGAACCATTTTCTTAGCATATCTAGTTAATAGACCTTTTCTTGGTACGAACGTATCTGGATCGTATACAAGTGGAGTCATGATTAACGGGATGTACGGAGCAAATACAGCACCACTTTCCAAGAACTGAGTACCACGGTATCCTAATAGGATTGTGTTAGCAGTCATGTAAGGGTTTTTGTATACTTTTTGGCGGCTATTTAAGCTACCTACTTTTTGTACACCAAAGGCATAATTCATTTTAGCAGCATCACCATCTGTGTCAGCAGCAAATCCTGGAATAGATTCCAAAACAGTTGCTACAGTTGGAGAAACAACCATAAAGTTAGCACCACCACGTAGAGTTTTCTGGTGAATGATGTTACTTAATTTCTGAATTTTAGTTCCTAATGTTTGGAACCATTGTCCTTGAGAATTGTAAAATCCAAGATTAGTATCTGTAATACCAGCACCTGTTCCTGAAAGTTGTTGGTTATTTTTAACCGACCATGTTTCAGTTCCTGCAGCAGCAGAATCAATTAACATACTTAAGATCTCTAAGTCAATTTCTAATGAAATGTACTCACTTAAGATTGAAGTTAATTCAGCTTCAGCATCTAGTGCATGATATGCATTTAAATCTTGTGCAAATTCTGGTGTCCATACAGCTTTCAGTTTTCTAGTTTTAGCAACAATTGCAGATGATTGCATCTGGATGTTGATTTCTGGAATTACTTGGTCTGGGCAACAGTTAGCTCCTGAATCATCGTTAAATGCATTTGGATGTGGGTTACCTGCTTCAAAATCACCTCTGTTATTATCAGTTGGTTGGATTTGGTAGTTTACATTTACAGCATTAACTGTAATAGCAGTATCTAAAGCATAGAAATATACTTTTTCAGCTACTGCATCGTATTCTGTAAATTCAGATACTTGTACACCAGCTACAGATCCATCAGATCCTGTTGGTACAACACCAGTTAAAGATCCAGTAAATAATTGGAATCCTTTAACAGCTTCGAAATCAGCAAATCCTAGGTCACCAGCATCAACAGCAATTCTTTGGTAATTACCAGCTGCAACAGATGCAGAATAATCACTGTTAAAGTTAAATTGATCCCAAGAAGCATTTGTTCTTACAGAAGTTAATGCTAAGGATTGAGTATTTTGAATAGAATATCCAAAACGACCTGATCCATAAAGACCACCTGTGTTAGTGTTACCAAAAGGCTCATTACCACCTTTGTCACCATATAATGACCCACCAGCAGTAAATGGAGATTTGTTAGATCCATATTGGAAATCTAAGAAAAATACAAGTCCAGAAGGTAAATTCATTGGTTGTACTGATACAAATTCTTGTGCAGCAATTTGTCCGAATACTTTACGTACTAATGGTAAAGCAACACCTGCCCACTGTCCACCAATGTTGGTAGAAGTTTGAGATGCAAAAGTACCACCTGTTCCTACACCACCACTAGTTTGTGATGATTCTACTACAAGTTGTTTAGCTTGGTTTTCAAGAATAAGACCCATGTTGTTTTTGTGGGCACCATTCAAACCTTCTAATAAACCTGTCTTTTCCCATTTGCTAGCTAATCTAGCCGCGTCAGACTGTAAAGACTGGTATGGGTTCGCGCTTTCTAATAGAGTATTTAAGCTCATTTTTTTAGTTTTTTAAGGGTTATTTTAATAATTTAAATTAATCCAGCAAGTTTACGCATACGATTGTATACATCATTGCTTTCAATAATTGGTTTTTTAGCTTCAGTAATTGTTCCTGTAGCTTTTGAAGCACTGCCTTTAATATTATTAATTGTTGGTTTAGTTTTAGAAACTATTCCTTCATTTAATGTATCAAATACAACTTTTGCTTCTTTTACTGTAGATACTTTATCAAATGCCTTAAGCACTTTAACTTTTTTATCTTCAGTTAGGTTTTTAGATTTAAAAATCTTGTTTGCATAAAGTAATTTAGCATTAAGTAGATTAACTTCATTTAATTCAACTTTAAGAGCTTCGATTTCTTCAATAGCTTCTTTAAATCTCATTTTTTCAGTTTCATCCTCGATTTTGTCGTCTTTTTTACGATCATCACCTTCGGCTTTTTCTTTTTTAGACATTTCATCTAAATCTTCTACTTTTGCTTCATCAATTTCTACATCAATGTCAACATCTTCAACGTCTTCAACGTCTTCAACATCTTCAACATCTACAACATCTTCTTCATCTTCCATTGCTTCCTCACCTGCTTCAATTGTTCCGTCTGCTACTAAATCTTTAATAACATCCTCAATGAATCCTTTTAAGTCATCTTCTGACATATCTTCAAGGTCAATTTCCTCGTCGTCTTTGTCTTCCATGTCTTCTTTCTCGTCTTTTTCGCCATCTAAGTAGCCTTCTTCCTCAGCATCCGTACGTTCGTCCTCTTTCAAGTCCTCTTTTTCGTCCTTCATACCGTCTTTGTAGCCTTCTTCTTCAGCGTCTGTTCGAGCGTCTTCATCCAATTCAAGTTCAGCAAGTAACTCGTCAAGGTTAATTTCATCAAGCTCTTCTTTAGCTTCATCCATATCTTCTTTCTCTTCTTTCATATCATCTTTAGTGTCCATTTCTTCTTTAACGTCTTCGTCGTATCCTTCGTCAACGTCTTCTTTGTCCATTTCTTCTAATTTTGCTGAAAGCATAGATTTCAAATGTGGTGTGAATGCTTCTTCAAGAGCAAGTTTTGCGTTTGCAATAGCAGTTTCTTTAACAGCTTTAGCATCAGCGATTGCTTCTTTTAACAAATCATTGTTTGCCATAATCTCAAAATTTTTTTTGTGAAATACGATTATTAAGAATCGTAATAGGGAGTAATATATATTGGTGTCATATCTAGATATTCATGACACATTGCGGTCATACGTATGTAAAAATATTTTAAGACACAAAAAGCGCTCAAATGAGCGCTTAATGTTTTAAATCCGTCGGTAGCGTCCGAAGAAATATTTTTATGTTATAGGGCATGAACCTTTTGAACAAAGGATTTCATGTACTACTTTATTAACATTTGTATAATCATATGTAATTACATTTTTACCTTCATTTAAGGTATGCATATAAGAACCAGGGTTTGAAGGTGTTGAAACAAAATCCCAACATAATAATTCAAAATCATCTTGTACTTCCATTACTCCACCTTTATCTTCTAAAGAACCCATACCGCGAGAAGATACACCTACTGTAACTCCACTTTTGATTAGTTCTTTAAGAATATTTCCTGAAGGTGTTGGTAGAATTTCTATCTTACCCATACAGTTATCACCATCCCACCAATATTCTGATATAAGATGTGATACATTTTTTAAGTTGATAACAGTTGATTCTGGATGGTCAAGTTCTCCCATTGAACGTCTTTGTTCAATTAATTCAGAATATTTGTCCATTTCTCTATCCCATAGACCTTTTGAGTAGTAACGACCATTTCCGTTTTTTACTTCAGCCGTAGCTAAAATACCTTCTACCATTAGATTTCCACTCTCAGTATTAACATTTTCAGTTAATTGGGAGGGGGAGATTTTTACAGTATGAGTTTCTATTAATAGCTTTTTGCTCATTTTATTATTTATTTACACTATAATCTCCTGTAGATTGTCCTACTTTTTTAGGATCACGTTCACCTGCTGGTCCTTGTGTTGGGTTGTTCTTGTCATTAAAGTTTACAGCATCCATTTCATCTACCATTTCTTTTTTAGCATACTTTGATCCACAAGATTTTTCGTAAATTCTTTCCATTTTCATTTTCTTTCTTTCCAAATCTTTGATTTCTCTCTGCATTTGTTTCATTTTCGTCTTGTCAATTAATTCGCTAAGATTTTCATCTTCTTGAATTGAATTAACTCTGTCTACTTTTTCTTGAATATGATCATGTAAGAAGTCTAGTTGAGCTTCCATTTTTACTTTTTCAGCTTCTTTTCCTATTTCTGCTAATTTAGTATCAATCGATTCTTTTTTAGGTTTTCTAGCTTTTTTATCTTCACCAGCTTTTTTCATAGATTCTTTTTTGTCTCCATCACCGTCAATATCCATAAAATCAGGTTTAGCAGCTTCTGATGTAGTGTCGGAATAAGATACTGCGGTACCTTCATCTTCCATTTCATCCATAGGTAATTTTTTCTCTTCTTCTTTTTCAGCCATCATTTGACGAATAATATTTCCTGATTGTGCTGCTAATGAGTTTGGATTACCTGAAGTTACTACTGTACCAAATGCTTCTAAAACTAATTTTTTAATATTTTCTTTTAAAGGTACCATAGAATCACCTCCATCTTTTAATTTTGAACTAAAACCACTACCACCATATGTTTCACCATCAGACTGTTGTTGTTTTCCTTCTTTATACCCTAAACCTTGAACTCCAAATTGTCCTTCTTTTACATAATGTAATGGGTCTTTAGCTAAGTTTTTAACAGCTAATTCCATTGCTTCATCTAAAGATAATTCTTTATTATAGTTAATTTCTAATTGAACACCACTTAATACTTCTTGAGCATTAACATTATTAATATTCTCTACTTTAGGATCATAGTCATAATTATGAGAATCAATATTTTCTACACCATCTGATATTTTATATGATCCAGCTAATTTGCTATCCATTTCATACTTTAATTTAGGATCAGCCTTAACTTTTTCGTCTTGTTCTTTTGTATTGTATTTAACTTTATCTTCATTATTAACAAGAGGATCTAAAGTTCCACCCTCAGCTAAGAAGTTTTCAAATTTAGTCCAAAATGGATCTTTAGCACTTGCCTCAATAGTATTGATAGGTTTTAAAGTTACTACTTGACCTAATTCTTCGTTAATTAATTCTTTGTCTTTTTTAGAACTAAATTCTTTTGAAAGTTGTTCGAATAATTGATTTGGTGTGTGTTTCATAATTGTTTTATTGTAATAATGTTTCTATATCGTTAAAGTAATCATTTAGCATGTCTGTGCCTATTACAACAGAAAAACTTTCTGGATTATCTCTGTAATATTTTATTGTTTCTATTTTAGCTAATTTAATAGATTTTTTAATATCATCAAATCTAGCTTCTAACTTATCAAAAGCTTCTATACGTTCCTCATGGAATTTAGATGCTTTATCTTCATTTTCCTTTATATTACGTTTATACATATTAATAAAGTTTTTTAACTATCATCCCCGCTCCTTTTTGTACATAAGTACCATCTTTATTTTTAGGAACTAATCTATATTTAAATTGTTTTGTATAAGCATTATCAGTAACCCCATCAGGGCCTGCTTTTGGTCCAGGGCCTAGATCAGCACCATCGCCAATTGCTCCTTCATCCATAGTATAACCTAAAGAACTCACCACACCAGATGGTGTTTTCATTTTATATTTAGATTTTTTTTTCTTTTTAAAGGCATATGGGGTATTATAAGCACCTGCGGCACCCGACATAGATACTTCATCTACTTCTTCTTCTCTAATTGCCTTTTTATAATCCTCTGGGTAGTTATTTCTAACATGGGTACGAATTATATTTCTTAATTGTTTTGCTTGTTCGTATATGTCTAAGAATTTTTTATCATCTTTAGCTTTTTGGTATACACCCTTTGCTGTAGATGCTAATTCCATGGAATCTTCGACTAATTTAGATAAATTGGGAACATAATCTATAGACCAAGATATAGCACCCGTATCAGGATCTTTATCTGTAACTACGGATTTAACACCCCCAGTAACTTTTGTATCTCCTACCTCTATTTCCTTAATCTTATATTTATATCCCATTTGCTATCTGAATTTCATTTATTAATTGATAATAACGTAACAGATCGATTAAATTGTTATCTCCAACTTTATCAGTTTTCTTTAATTCATTTAAAAATTTAGTTACTTCAGTAATTTTTACTTGAGTAGCTTTATCTTTAATATTTTTAGTTATTTTAGATAAAGTTGATTTTAATTCTAGAATTTTTCCATTATAAAAATTTCTTAAGTCTGGGGTTGAATCTACAGAATTAATGTATTCTTTAAGGACTTGTTTTTGACCATCTGTTAAAGTATCATATTTATTATTAAATTTTTCTAATAATACTTTATAAGTTAAAGTTCTTATATCTTTATCATATGTTGAAAATTCTTCAAGTACTGTTTGTTTAGAATTATCAGTAACTTCTTTTTTAGTTAAATGTTCTAATAAAGTTATTTTATTGTCTACTAATTGTGTTGGGTTTGATATAAATGAAGAATTAACATTTTCTACTAGAGTATATAAAGCAGCTAGCTCCTTATAATTTGTTATTTTAGAACCAAAAAAGGATTCTAAATTGTAGTGTTTTTTTATTTCATTAATTAAATTATACTTTTGTTTTTTTAAGGATTTTCTATTAAATTTAGTTGATGCTTCTAATATAGTATCAATTACTAATGTAGCTCTACCTTCACTAATTACTTTAGATTTAAGTATAGATTCATATAATTTATATTCTTTACCTAAACTAGTATTTATGAAATATTCTTTTAATATATCTATAGCTGGTGAATTACCACCCTTAAGTGTATCAGCGGTAATTTGACGAACTAGTAATTCGAAAAGAATACCTGTATTTTTGTATTTTGAGTGTTTAATTTTCATCAAGAATATATTTATTTATAAATATGTGGAGTATTTTACTTCTTTAATTGTTTTTCATCTAAAAGTGAAGAATCATCTTTATCCTCTTCAAATATCAATACCTTTTTATCTAAATCCTTAAACATATCTAAATTTTTCATATATGAAGACCGAGTACCTTCTAAAGCTAATGGACTTCCTCCTTTAAATTTAGGTTTAATAGAATTAGAATCATTTTTATCTGTATCTTTCATACGTTTAACCCCTAATCTATCTTTACCAAAATTATCACCTTGTGTATTACGTTTTACATTAGTATCCTTTGGTCTACCCAATTTTGGATCGTCAGCAGCATATTCTTCTGGTTTAGGTACAGCACCTGGGTCTGTATACATTCTTCCACTACCATATAGTGAAGCTAAATCGTGAGGTGTACCATAAGATTTACCAGTTTCTACAGGGTCATTACCTTCTGCTTCAATTTGAGCTATTCTAAATTTACGTTTAGCATCTTGTCTAGATAAATCTCTATATTCATCATATTGGTCTTCACTAAAATGATAAACATTATCATAAATCCAATCTGATGGGACTAAACCTTGTTCTAACATTGTACCTGATAGTTCTGTTTTTGATTTAAGTAACTCAATTTTTTCTTGTTCTAGTATAATAGATGGACTAGACATTTCTAAAGTAAAATTAGTTAATGTTTCATCAGTATATCCTTGGGTATACAAATGAACTAGTGCAATTTTATTCAGTTCAGATACTAGTATTCTTTGTATTCTTTCAATTGTACGTGCAAATCTAATATCTTGTTGTGCTAATGTAGCTTTACCCTCAACTCCTTCTTCATATCCTAAAAATGCTTTTGGAATTTTAAGTGCTGCAAATAATTTACCTCTTAAATATTCAACATCAGCAATCCCATCATATTGTAATCCCGGGGTTGTTTCTATTTTTGTTGTTTGGTCATTACCACGAACAGGAATATAGAAATCTTCAAGCATATTTTGCATATTATACTTTAAGTTATATTCACCTGTTTTATTATCCTGGAATGGGGTGCGTTTTAAATTACCAATTGTTTTTTGCATAAATGCATCTATTTCATTAGGAGGTATAGACCCAACATTCATATAAAAGATACGTTTTTCAGGGGCACGAGCAATTCTATGTATTAACATTGCATCTTCCATTAAAACATATTGTTTATATAATTTTCGAGCGGGTTCAATATAAGCTCTTCCATAAGGTAGATAATTTACATCTGAAAGTAATCTAAAGTGAGCCATTTCATAATTGTCAAAGAAAATACCTTGCTCATCATTTAAATTTCCTGCAGTTGAACCTGGTACAGGATACATACCTGAACTTAGATTATCCATTCCATCAGGGGCGTATCTAAATCTAATAGCGGAAGGATTTTGTGGGTTATAACCTTCTTGTCTTTCTATATGATATGCCGTATAAGGAATTACATTATAAACCCCATATTTTTCAGCAATTTCCAATTTTAGGAAAAAATCACCATATTTACACATTTGTCGAACCCACATCCATAGATTAAATTCAACATTTAACACATCATAAAATAAATTATAAAGTATTTTTTGTATATCTTCATTAGCACTTCTAATTTGAAGTACTTCACCCATATCATTTTTTAAAGTTGATTCATCTGCTAAAACATCAAGAGCAGATGCTATAATAGCATCATTATCCATTAAATCATATTCAGAATATAATTGAGGTCTTAAATATTGATAATTCATATTGAATTGAGCACCATACAAAGAAGAAGGGCTTGTAGAAAAAACCCTATTATATCTATCCATTAATGAGTTAGTTTCTAACTCACCTGTAGATTGTATTTTAGCACTATCAATTACTTTTATTTGATTTCCACCTACATTTCTTATTACTACATCAGTAGAAAATAATCTTTTTAATCTTGAAAATACGCTTTTATCAGCCATAGTATGTTATTATTATTATAAATATTATTAAAGGAGCCATTTAATGTTTTCCTTACCATCTGGTGTATTCATGTGATAAGGGTTATCTGAACCTTGTGAGAAACCATATCCCCCTTGATACGAAGTCCTATCTACAGACATATTACCTAAAGCATTTTTAGTTGCCTGTAATCCCTGTTGTCTTAATTTTAGAGCTGTATCTCTGATATACATTCCGATACCAAATGACATTACTAAATCATCATTATACCCGCTTTGAGCTTCTGCTCTATTATTTCTCCATATAAAGGTTTTCATTTCTTCTATTAACCTTTTTGATTGTATTGTTACTCCTTTGTCGCTAATATATTCTTGGAATTTACCTATTATCATAGGCCTTGTTCTAGAAGACATTGTAAAACCCGCTACCATTTTGGAATGATCTTGGTATTTATCAAAATACGAATTAGATGTTAGGGAGTCACTCTTTTGTGAATAATAAAGATTAGGATATTGTCTATCTAAAGCAACTTGTATAGTTGCCCATCCTATATTAGCATTTTCTATTACTAACATTGCTTCATTATATTCTGTGGCTAGCCCTACTAATAAATGACCATATTCTTTTGTACCTAATTGTCCTTTATATTCCGCAACTTGTACATTATTTGCAACATCAATTACATGACATGCCGAATAATCTTT